GCAGAAACCGACGCCGGCACCGACGACGCGCGGATCGTAACCCCGCTGAAATTGGCCAACTGGTCCGGCCGCCTGCGCAAGGTATCCAGCAACGTGGGCGACGGCAGCGCCACCAGCTACACCATCACCCACAACCTGAACACACGAGACGTGATCGTGCGAGTGTTTCCCAACAGCGGCCAGTACGACGACGTGGAAGTGGATGTGCAGCGCACGGGCGTAAACACTGTCGCCGTCGTATTTGCCACGGCACCTGCTTCTAACGCTTACCGAGTGGTGGTGCTTGGCTGATGAGCCGCAATTTCCTAACCCCTGTAACGCTGCCTGCTGGAACAGCGTCCGACGCCCCGCTGAACCTGCAGGCTGGCACAAACCTAAATACCGCAGCAGCTGGCGCAGTCGAGTACGACGGCAAGGTGATTTACTCAACGCCAGTTGGACGTGGCGTGTCGCCGTCAATGATGTTTTACCGGCTGAATAGTAACTATGCAGGAGCAAATAGCTCTACGGCGCAGTCGCTGTTCAATGTTGGCGTTACACTTGAAGCGGGCACTGTTTACGCTTTTACGGCTGATTTCCTGCTTTCAAAAACTGCTGGCACGTCAAGTCACACACTTGGAATACTGTTTGGTGGCACCGCCGCTCTTAACAACATCTTTTACACTGCCTATGTGACCGGAGCCACTGTTGCCCCTCCAACCGTTGGCACAGGCACTACAGTGGCGTCCCATATTACGATTGCAACGATTGCTAATCTTACAGCAGCAACCACTGCAGCCACAATTCAATACGGCTACACCTACCACGGCACAGTAAGCATTAACACTGGCGGCACTTTTATTCCCCAGTACAAGCTCTCAGCCGCGCCTGGTGGCGCCTATTCCACAATCGCAGGGTCCTTCTTCGCCATCTGGCCCATCGGTGCGTCTGGCGCCAATACCTCCGTTGGGCCTTGGGCGTAAATAGCGCTAGTGTCCCCGTCTATGAGGGTTGTACTCAGACTGACAACACCTGGCGATAGTTGAGTGGACAGCAAACGCGAGCAGATCCTGGCCGCTATCACTACCAGCCTGGCTGGCACTTCTGGCGTGGGTACGAGGATCTACCGCTCCAGGGTTGAGGCCTTCGCACGTAACGAGGCCCCTGCCATCGTGGTTGAAGGTGGCAGAGAGCCAGCCGCTACCTACAGCACTTGCAAGCTCGACTGGACGCTAGACGTGCTGGTGGCAATTTACGCCAGGGGCAATATCCCTGATCAACTGGCCGATCCAGTTCGCGTGAGCGCTCACGCCAAGCTGATGGCTGATCGCAGCATCGGCGGCCTGGCAATCGACATTGTGCCCACAAGCGTTGATCCGCAGCTTGAATCAGCCGATCAGCCGGCAGTGTGGATGGTCTGCACGTATCAAGTCCGCTATCGCACCGCTGCAAATGATCTGACGGCCTGATTCATAGCCTGAACCATCTGCATCTGCAGCATGGCGCGTTCAGCTCCAGCACCGTTACCACCCCTGCCAGCTGAAGGCGGATCGTATCTGCTGGAAGGTGGGCAGTGGGTCTGCACACAGCAAACCCTGCCTGTGCAGCCTGATCCGGTAGTGCCTGCCGAGCCCGCTCCCACTCCTGAGGATTGATCATGGCCCTGTGGCGTAATCGTCTGGCACTGGTAAAGGCCGAGGGCTCCTATGGGGTCAGCTCCAGCCCTGCTGCAACTGATGCCCTGCTGTTCACTGAGCTGGATATTGAACCGCTGGCGCTTGAGCTCATTGAGCGTGAAACGATCCAGTCGTACCTGGGCAACCGCGCCAGCGTCGTCGCGCAGCGCTCGGTGCCGGTGAAGGGCACGGTCGAGCTGGCTGGCTCTGGCACTGCTGGCACTGCCCCTAGATGGGGCGCCATGCTCAAAGCTTGCGGGCTGAGCGAGACCGTGGTGGCTTCCACCAGCGTGACCTATGCGCCGGTGAGCAGCAGCTTCAGCAGCTACACCATGGACTTCTACGCCGACAACGGCAGCCGGCAGGCCATCACCGGCATCCGTGGCACGGCAGAGCTGAGCCTGGAAACCGGGAGTATCCCAACGCTGGCCTTTGACCAGATGGGAATCTATGCCGCCCCTGGTGCTCTGAGTCGGCCCACGGAAACGTACAGCGCTCAGGCTTCGCCGTTGGTGGTGAATGCCGACAACACCACCGTGAGCGTGCATGGCATGTCGGCCTGCATGACCAGCTTCAGCCTCAGCCTTGGCGTTGAAATGGTCTTCAGGCAGCTGGCCGGCTGCACCAAGCAAGTGCTGATCACAGATCGCAAACCCAGCGGCTCGATCACCATCGAGCTGCCAGCCTTTGCCACGAAAGACTTCCTGGCGATCGCCAGCGCTCAGACCGCCGGTGCGATCACCTGGACCCACACCGGCCCTGCCGGCAACATCGTCACCTTCACCGCCAGCAACTGCGCCTTTGATGGCCCGACGCTGGATGAGAGCGATGGTGTGACCAACATCACCCTGCCATTCCGTCCGCTGCCCACTGCAGCTGGCAACGACGAATTCACCATTGCACTGACCTGATATGGGCTTCATTCTTGAGCAGTCGCCTACGTTCTCCTGGCCCATCACCATCAGGGAGCGGCAAGACGGCGGCCGGTATCGCACCCATACGTTTGATGCGATCTTCAAGCGGCTGCCCCAGAGCCGGATGGATGAGATCATGCTGGAGTACCAGCGCATCAAGTCTTGCGCGGCTCGTGATGAGGTAATCAGCGAGCTGCCCACCAGGGCCATTGCCAGCGAAATCCTGGCCGGCTGGTCTGGCATTTTTGAGCCGGACAACACAACTCAGGTGCCCTACAGCGAGGAGGCGAAGGCTCGGCTGTTGGAGATCGAAACGGTGGCTGATGTGCTGGTGGCCACGTTCATTGATAGCGCGGAGAAGGCCAAGGCAAAAAACTGACCGGCGCCGTTGATTACCTGTTGCGATCACGCAAGGGTGACACGGCGCAGTTACAGGCTGATGCTGCCGCTTATGGCGTGATCCTGGAAGCGCATCACCTAGCGCCGGCTGAGTATGTGCTGTGGCCTGAGCACTGGTCTGCAGTCGAACTGTTCACTCGTTGCGATACTCAATGGCGGGCTGATGGTAATGGGTTGATCGGGTTGGATTATGGCGTGGTGTTGCAGATGGCTAGCCTGTATCAGATCAAGGATCTGCCCAGCGTGATGGAGGATCTGCAGGTAATGGAACTGCACGCACGCGAGCTGATCAACAAGAAATCAGGAGCGAAGTAATGGCTCAGATGGAAGCGCTGCTGAAGATCAAAGCTGATGTGCAGGGCGAAGGGCAGGTTATGGCGCTGGGCCGTGCCATTGGTGGGTTGAGCGGCACTGCAGGGAAGGTGTCTGGGACGCTGGGCGGCCTGGCTCGTAGCGCTGGTGGGCTGAGCGGTGCGCTGGGTTCATTGGTGCCGTTGGCGACGGGTGCTGGCCTGGCAGCGATGGCCAAGGGTGCCATTGATGCTGCGGACAATATGCGCGATATGTCGCAGAAGACTGGTGTGAGCGTGGAGCAGCTGAGCAAGTTTCAGCAGGCTGCCAATGCAAGCGGCACCAGCATCGAGGGCGTGAGCAGCGCAATGGTGAAGCTGAGCAAGGGGCTAGTAGCTGGTGGCACTGCCCCCGCTGCTGAAGCATTGAAAACGCTTGGCATCAACGCCACTGATGCAACCGGCAAGCTGCGCAGCACTGACCAAGTGATGCTTGACGTGGCTGACAAGTTCAAGGCAATGCCTGACGGTGCGCAGAAGACAGCGCTGGCACTGCAGCTGTTTGGCAAGGCTGGCGCCGACATGATTCCATTACTCAATGGTGGCCGTGATGCTATTGATGGGTTGTCGGCAACGATGACCACGAAGTTTGCCGATGGTGCCGACAAGCTGAATGACAAGCTCGCGGCGCTTCAGGGCAAGCTGCTGGAGCTAGGCGTGAACGTAGGCACGGCGTTGATGCCGGTGCTGAATGTGATCTCAGATGCAGTGCTCGCCCTTGCCAATGGGTTTAGCCAGCTGCCAGGCCCCCTGCAGGCCATCGTCGGTGGTGTGGTGGCCTTGGCCGCTGCGTTTGTCGTGTTGGCTCCTGCAATCACCGCTGCAATTTCCATCGCTACAGCCTTGTCTGGCCTACAGCTTGGTGCAGTCATCGGCGGCTGGCTTGGTGCCGTTGGCCCTGCTGTTGCAGGCATTACCGCCGCGTTCTCCGGTCTGCTGGCCTGGATCGGCGGCACGCTCATCCCTGGCCTGTTGGCCTTCTTCTCTGGCCCGGTCGGCTGGACCGTGCTGGCTGTGGCGGCAGTAGTGGCGATGTGCATCGCCTTCCGCGAGCCGATTGGCAAGTTCTTTGTCTGGCTTGGCACGGCCATTAGCGATGGTCTCAAAGTGCTCTGGCAGTGGGGTGAGCCAATACGCAAGTTCTGGGCTGGCGTCTGGGACAGCGTGGCCAAGCTCGCTAGCAATGCCTGGAGCGGCATGGTGAACGGCATCAAAGGCGCATTCCGTGGTGTGCTGCAGTACGTGGCCAATCAGATCAACTCCGCCACCGGCCTGGTCAACCGCTTGATCGCTGGCTTCAACCGCCTGCCAGCGCCAGACATCCCGCTGATACCAACCATCACTGTGCCGGCCTTTGCGCAGGGTGGTGTGGTGTCACGGCCCACGATGGCAATGGTGGGTGAAGGCGGCCAGCGGGAATACATCGTGCCCGAATCTAAGATGGCCGGTGCATCCATGGCCTACCTCTCCGGTGCCCGTGGTGCTGCTGTGCTCTCCGGCAGCGGTGCAGGCGCCACGGTGCGGCCACAGATCAACATCACCACCGGCCCGGTGCTGCAGCAAGACGGGCAGCAGTGGGTGAGCATGACCGACCTGGAGCGTGCGATGCGCCTCACTGCTGATGGTGTGTTCTCCAGGTTGCGGACACCCTCTGCACGCCTGGCATTAGGGATGAGCTGATGGCCCGCGCACAGTCACAGTACCTGCGGATCTACGACACCGGCGGCACCACCTACCAGCGGTGGCAGAGCTACTACAGCAATACCACCGTGACCTTTGCCAGTAACAGCTGGGAGTATGTGCCGTTCATTGCAGATGGCTTCACTGCTGGCGTAAGCGGTGATGAGACTGACATCAGCGTGAGTGCGCCAGCTATCGCCCCTGTGATCTCAGCGTTTGAAGCTGCCATCCGCAATGGCTACCTGGTAGAGCTCAGCATCTACCAGTTCGATCCCATCCTGGGTAACGACACGCCCCAGGCGGGCCAGACGCTGGTGGCCGGATACACCGGCCAGGTAGTTGGTGGTCGCGGTGGGCTCACCAGCATCACCCTGCAGTTGGGATCCGCTTTGAGCCCGGTTGGTGCGCAGTTACCGCCGCGCAAGCTGACCACAGCCCTGATGGGCAAGGGGTGCCGGTTATGAGCTTGATTAGCGCAACCGATCCGCTGGCACTGCTGGCCATTCAAGCGGGACAGGTTGACACACCAGCCACTGAGTCAGGCGCTGCAGCAAGCCGCAAGCTTGATGTGCCTCAGCGTGCAGCAGAGCTGGGTGAGCCAGTGCCGATTGTGTTCTGTCGGCGGCGCAACAGCAAAGGCGGTGTACTGATCAGCCCCGGCGCTACAGAGGCGCGGTTTGAGAACGACGCCACCAACAACGTCACCGCCTACTATCACCTGGTGCTGAGCGAAGGACAGGTTGACAGCATCCCGGTGAAGGATGTCTTTCAGCGCAGCTGCCGGGTGGGTAGCCACTCGCAAACCTACAACCGCCGCGCTGGCACCTGGACACCTGGTAACGCCATTGTGGTCAGGGCTGGGTACACCATGCCCGAGTGCCCGTACTACTGCGGTTCGGTGGGTGCGTACACCGGGATGAGCACTCTCTCATTCCAGGTCACAATTCCAGATGGGTTTGACCAGTGGAACCGGCAGGTACATGCCTTCATCCGTGGCGGGATGCGCGTGACCCGGCTGCAGGATGGCGTGACTGGTGCTAGTGACAGCTTCGTTGATTTGATCCGCTGGGCGTGGGTGAACAGCAGCAGGGTGCCAAGCGCTCTGATTGATACCACGGCTTTAAAGGCAGCAGATGATTTCCTGGAGATTAACGGGTTTACCTGCAACTGCTGGATCACCGAAAGTCAGAACGTCAGTGATGTGCTGGCAAAGTGGGCGCCCTATTTCCTGCTGGGTGTAACCAGTATCGCTGGCAAGAAAGGCCTAAAGCCATTGCTGCCAGTCAATGCCAACGGCACCATCAACACTGGTGCAATCGTTTGGAAATATGAGTTTAACGAAAACACCATATTGCCAGACAGCCTAGAGATTCAATATACGTCGCTTGTCAGTCGATTGCCATTTGCTGCCCAGGTAACTTGGCGGCAACAGCTGGAGGATGATTTTGGCATCATTCGTACTGCACAAGTTCGCTACAACGGCACGGCTGCATCAGGCCCGTATGAGAGCCATGATCTCAGTGAGTTTTGCACAAACGAAGCCCATGCTGTCAAGTATGGAGCCTATGTCTTATCAAAGCGGATTAACACTACGCATGCAATCAGATTTACAGCTCGTGCTGGATCTCATAACAGCCTGTCTCAGGGTGACATTGTGCGGGTGAGGCTATCCCGCAATGCAGCTGGCTTTGCCTTGAGCGAGCATGATTACCTGTATCAGATAGAGCGCATCACCAAAACCCTATCTGGGCAGGTCAGCTACGAATGCTGTCATTTCCCAATTACAGCTGAAGGCAAAAGCGTTGTTGCACTTGATGTTGCTGCCGCAACTGGAACAGGCATTTTGATTGCTAGCAACAAAACAGGCGTGGGATGCGATCTTAACAGCTCCACGGATAACACAATTCCCGCTGAAACATGGAGCTCGCCAGACGCGACAGTGACAGCTGCTGGAGCATACAGTTTGCTTGATTATGACCCAACAATAGATCCCGAGGCTGTTAAGCCAAAACTGACTAGCGTTCTTCAGTTTTTAGACGCAGTAGTCGAGCCCGCAGATGAGCCCGGCTTTGCAAAAGTCACAATTTCGGCAACTTGCAACCCGACGCCAATCAATAAATTGGATGGTCTTGATGTTGAAGGGTATCCAGTTTTAGATCCTGATTTCCTTGAGATCACTCTCAATGTAACCGGCTTAAAGCTGATCATCGCGCCGCTTGGGCCAGGGGCAACTGCAACTATTGGAACAGTTGTTTTTAACGTAGATATTTCTGAGATTACGGGAACGCAGACTGTAACTGTGTCTGCTACAGCCTGGAAAGGCGGAGGGTTTGACGAAATGGACATCTCAGATACCATCACCTACACACTCGGATCAGGCCCAACTGCATATCGCATTCAAGCGGAAGTGGTGAGCAGTGTTCTGCAGCTTAATGCGTCTGGCTTGTCTACAACTGGAACACCAACGCTTGCAGCTAGCGGCGGGCCATTTGGCGATCCAATCATCAATGCCACTACTGGATACACAGCATCAGGTGATAGCGTACTGACTGCTACTGGCATTGGCTTGCCAAATGGAACAAGCCCTTGGACAGTTGAGTTGTGGTTCCAACGAATTACTTATGGCAGCTACACTGCTAACAATGTGTTACTGATGGGTGGGTTTGCTAGCCAATACGATTGGAATCTTCAAGTCTATCATTTTATTTCTGGCTCCACAGGAAGGTTGATGGTGCGTCTGTATGACACTGCATACGGATCCAGTACTTACTATGCAGACATTTCCTTAGACACCTGGCATCACGTTGCTATCACCCTTGACGGTTCTGGCACCTTACGTGTCTTCTTGGATGGCAGCTCACTCACTCCTGATAGTGCCTCCTTCAATGGCTCGCTAGCAATTGACCTTTCTACAATGCACTTCCTTGATAGCTGCAGCAGCGGCCTGGCCACCAAGATTGGCCAAACTGTCGTAACACCAGGCGTCGCTAAATACACTGCTAACTTCACGCCGCCATCAGAGAGGATCTGATTGTGGCAACATTTCCATCTATTGCCCCAAGCAGCAGGCTGTTTACACCAGGCGACTATCCAAACAAGCGCTCGCAAACGCTCAGCGGTGTTGATCGTAGTGTTAGGCAAAGCAATGCAATGATTGGCAGCAGATTGCAGCTTGCTTTTGTTGCCGTGTCTGAATCAGACATGCTTTTAATCATGAACCATTACCTAGGGCAGCAGGGTGGCCATTTGAGCTTTGTGCTGCCGCCTGAAGTTTTGTCCGGTTTTAATGCTGCAGACTTCACTCTAACATCGTACGGCTGGCGATATGCGGATTCTCCAGCTGTTGATGAGGTTGGCTGCGATAGATACACCATTAAAGTCAAACTAGAAAGCGTCTCTCCTGGATAAAACAATGAATAGCCTGTTTTGCAAAGCGTTTGTCACGGCTTGGCCCTGGTAAGATAATGGCTGCATTTCCTGCTGTTGAGCCAGAATCAAGGTCTTATACCTTTGGGGAATTTCCTGCCACTGTTGTGCCATCACAGGCTGGCGCGACAAGGTTCCTTCATGGCAGCGTTGTTACAGGTTCTGAGTTAAAGCTGAGCTTTGAAAATATAAACGCTGCAGAGGCTTCTCAAATTCGCTCTCACTATCGCGGTCAGCAGGGGACTTGTCTGCCGTTTGTGTTGCCTGCAGTTATATGGTCCGGCCATACCTCAACACCATCAATAATGGCTTCTGAAACGCTTTGGCGGTACAGCCGCTCACCGGAAGAGAGGCAACGCTCTGGCGGTCTTGTTGATTTAACCGTTGAACTGGTCAGCGTAATTTGAGCTGGCCCATAGCCTGATGGCAGCACTCCCGCCATGGTCATGGAGCGGTTTTCTGATTACGTCGCCCTGGCGGTTGCCATTCACGGCGTCGCTGTTGTCGTGGTCAACCTCACGCCAACGCCCCGTGATAACGAGGCTTTGGATGCCTACAGCAAGCTGGGTGTAAAGCTCTACCGCACCATCGAGATCCTGGCTGGGATCATTAGCCCGCTCGCCAAGCGCTGATCATGGTTGAGGTGCTAGCGGCTCTTGTCGGCGCCGTGCTGGGCATTGGCGCCAGTGGTGTGAGTGGTTTCATGCGCCGCGATGAAGAAGCAGGCAAAGCAGTCGTGCGCCTCACTGCAGCGGTTGAACACATCGCTGGTGAGGTGTCGATGCTCCGGCAGGAGATTAAGGAAGATCGGCAAGAGCTATACCCACGCTTGAACAGTATTGAGCAGCGGCTGGCGAAGTTGGAGGCCAAGCCGTGACCATCGCCAAGATCCGCTCAGCAGCAGAGCACATCGCCCGCACCGGCACGATCAGCCCGCAGCAGCTGGCAGCCTTCAGCTGGCTGGATGAGCACCTCACACATGAGCAGCAGCAATGCTTCACTGAGCTATGGCGTGCAGAGGGCAGCCCTGCCCAGGCGCCCAGCAAGCTGCCTGCGCCGCTGTGGCTGGCCCCGGCACTCAGGTTGATCAAGGAGTTTGAGGGGTGCCGGCTGGAGGCCTACCGGTGTCCCGCTGGTGTCTGGACCATCGGTTGGGGCAGCACCCGCCTGATCAATCAACCCGTTCGCGAGGGCGACACGATCACGCAGCAGATGGCTGATGAGCTGCTGCAGAACGAGGTCGAAAACCTCTTTGCACCAGGCCTGTTCACGCTGCTGCCACTGGCCAAGCGCTGGCGGGCAGAGCAACAGGCCGCGCTGATCTCGTTCGCCTACAACGTCGGCTTAGGTGCGCTGGAAGATTCCACGCTGCGCAAACGGATGCTGGCTGGTGAAGATCCAATCAAGGTGGTGAGGGAAGAGCTACCGCGATGGAACAAAGGTGATGGCGGCAAGCCGCTGGCTGGCCTAGAGCGTCGCCGTGCTGCTGAGGTGGCACTGTTCTGTGGTGGGCAGGTGCCAGCACCACTGAAGGTGCCGTACTACTCGCAGCGGGACAGTGCCGTTGACGGGCAGGCCCAGCGGATGTGCTTCTCCTCCAGCTGCGCAATGCTGACCGCCTACCTCAGGCCGGGAAGTATCACCGGCCCTAACGCTGATGACCAATACCTCAAGCGGGTGCAGCAGTACGGAGATACCACCAGTGGCATTGCGCAGATCAAAGCGCTCGCCAGCTACGGCATCACGGCACGATTTGTCCATAACGCTGACTGGGCCGACATCGAGCGCCAGATCAACCGTGGTGTACCGGTGCCTTGCGGGTTCCTCCACCACGGCCCCAGCTCAGCACCAACGGGTGGTGGCCACTGGCTGATCGTGATTGGGTACACACCCACCGCTGTGATCGTCAATGATCCATGGGGTGAGATGCTCGTCGCCCAGGGCAGTTACCTTGGCCCGCGTGGTGCTGGGCTCTGCTACAGCCGCAAGAACTGGGGACCACGGTGGCTGGCAGAAGGTGCCCGGTCTGGCTGGGCGATCATTGCGGAGCCGTGATGGCTCTCAAAAACGCCTATCAGCTGCAACCTGGCCTCTGGCGTGTCACCAGAGATACCACTGGTGTACAGCTGTGGATCGCTATCGCCAATGGCATCACGCTCTACAGCTACAGCGAGGATTACGCCCGGTTGTGGCTGAGTCGTGAGCAGGACATCCCCGATCCACCTGGCCCAGTAGCGGCATAGCTGCCGGTCGTGCTAATGTGCATTTACGCCAGCTGTTGAGCGCTGTTCCAGCTGGCAACTGCATTTTCCATCATGACCACCACCATCCTGTGGGTGCTGCTGGTGCCGCTGGTGATCGCCATTGGCGTGATCCTCTGGCTCAGCGAGACCACACCCCAACGCATCAACCGCCTGCGCCGCTCCGGCTGGAGCCAACAACGCATTGCTGATCATCTTCGCATCAGCCGCTATGCCGTACGTCAAGTGCTGATGACTTAGGGCGTCGGTAACCCCATCTGCCGGCGCAGCTCGCGGCATAGCTCCATTGCTCGATGGCCAGACGCCAGCTGGATGCAAACTCCACGGTTCACCACCTCCCAGCACGCTGAACCGCGATCATCAACTCCTACGCGCACGTATGGGTCGTCTGGGTCGTCGTCAGACTGAGGCAATGCAGATGGTGCCATGGATCCCGGCTGGTTGATTCCTACCCTCAGCCTGCAGACCCAGCTGTCCCAGGAGCGTGCGCGGCGTGCTATCGCACGGATGAGCCGTGATCAGTTGGCGGTGAAGGCTGATGAGTTGATCCAGAAGTGGTTCCTGCAGCAGGAGCTCATCAACCGCCTGCTGGGCCGCGTACGTGAGCTGGAGGTGCAAGTGGCGCTCAAGGATGCTGCACCCCTGGGCCCGCCACGGGCTGAGCACCACCAGTGGGCGGCGGAGCTGCTCGGCAGGGATGGGGTGAACTGAGCGGCGCTACGCCGCAAACAAGCTCAGCTGCTCCGTCACCCCCATCGGCTCCACCGGCCTGATTACCGGCCGCTTCGATGGCAGCACATCCCTGATTGTCTGCATCGCCTGCAGCTGCGCCTGTAGGTATCGCAGCCGGCCATCAACTCGTGCAGGCTTCATCCCCAGCTGCTCAGCGATCTCGGAGCGCTCCAGCGCTGGCCCATCCAATCCCCAGGCCATCGACAGCAGCATCTGATCACGGCTTGGCAACGTCGCCATCAGCTCGCGCAGCTGCTCTGCCTGCTCGCGTCGCTCGTCCTGGGCCTCATGCTCCTCGGGCTCGGTGTCCCAACAGGCCACCACATCACCTAGCTCTAGCCCGTCGTCACTGATCACCTGATCGAGACTGGCCACAGGCTTGGCATTCACCAGCAACTGATCAAATACCCGTTCGCTCACGCCGAGCTCTGCCGTCAACTCCTCGCGTGTTGGATCACGGCCTAGCTCCAACGCCAGTCGTCTGCGGATCGCATTGAGTTTGCCCAGGTGCTGGCTGTGGCTGCCAGGAATGGCGACCAGCCTGGTGTGATGGTCAGCCCAATGGCCCACCGCCTGCCGGATCCACCAGTAGGCATAGGTCGAGAACCTGTACCCCCTCGTGGGATCAAACCGCTCGACAGCTCTGATCAAGCCCTCGTTCGCGGCCTGCACCAGATCATCAATGCTGTGGTCCTTGGCCATGCGGTGGCAGTGCTTTGACACATACGCCACTGCAAGCCGTAGGTTTCCCTTCACAAACCGATCCTTAGCCCGCTTGCCACGGCGACGGATACCAGGCGGGCAACTATCTGGGAATCCCGGATGGTTCAGCCAAGCTTGCACCTGATTGCCTAGCTCGATCTCCTCAGCAGGGGTAAGCAGCGGGATGCGGCCGATCTGATCAAGCCACCAACTCAGTCCAGATGGCGGTGCCATGGCATCACGCGGCGCAGTTGAGTTGATTGCGCATCCGCATCAATGCTCTTCGTTCACGCTGACGGATTCGCTCACGGCTCACGCCAAGCGATGCACCAATCGCTCGTAACGTGGTCGGCTTGCCTTGCAGGTACCGCTCACGGATGATCATCCGATCCATCGGGTCCAGCTGCTGCAGGATTGCAACGCTGCTTTGCAGTAGGTCGCCGTGCTCATCCATGAAGCTGCTGTCTGTAGCTTCAGCAGCGACCTGATCTAGGTACGTGGACGCCTCGCTGCCACGGTTACCGCTGTCGCTGCGCAGGTTCTGGTCCAGGCTGATCGCCGGTTGCGCATGAGCCAGCGTCGCTTTCAGCGTTTCCATGTTGCAGCCGACATGCTCAGCAATCTCAACTAGCTGCGGCTTCCGGCCGGTCTTCATGACCTGCTCGTCGCAATAGATGGATGCCTTTCGCAATAAGGTCAGGTTGTGGCACGGGAGGCGGATCATCCGCGCCTGGCTCTCAATCGCCCTGTTGATGCTCTGCCGTATCCAGTTGAACGCGTAGGTGCTGAACTTGTACCCACGTGAGGCGTCGAATTTGGTGATGGCCCGCTGCAGGCCAATCAATCCTTCCTGCACCAGGTCCTCAACGGTGAGGTGTGGCTCGGCACGCTTGGTATGGCGCTTGGCAATCAGCACCACCAGTCGAATGTTGGACAGGAAGAACCGGTCCCATGCCCGCTTGCCACGGCGCTGGATCGCTCGCTGTTTGGCCGTGGGCGTGGCCAGGTCCTTGATCGCCAGCCAGGCCTGAACGTCGCGGCTCAGCGTGATCTCCTGTTCAGTCGTCAGCAGCGGATAGGCGCGGCTTTGCTGCATCAACCAGTCGAGTGGTTCGGCCATGGGCATCCGTCGATCGGCTGCACCATAGCGGTGCGGATGCACATTGACACCGCTTTGCCGCAGATCCGTGTCTCCGTGTTGACGCGAGCCTGTGCCCGTGGCCACGGTTGTGGGGTGAGCCGGCGGTGCGTCAACACCCCGGCTCATGACCGATCCATCGCTCTGGACCGATGACCACAGTCAACCTCACTGCCCAGACCACCGCAAGCGGCCTGGCGCTTGCTTGCCGCCACCCACAGCGCATCAGCGTCAGCATCAGCTGGGCGCTGCATCAGCGCCTGATCGAGCGCAGCGACTACGAGGGCCGCAGCCTGAGCAACCTGGCTGCACACCTTCTGGAGACAGCGTTGCCACGGTGCTGACCGTTGCGAGGCGTAAACGCGACCGCCTCAGACTGATGCAGTTTTGCATCCGCATTGCTATGGTGCGGCTGGCCATCACGCCATAGCCATGACCACTGCCCACCTGGGCCCTAGCGCTCCACCTGCCGGCAGGCCAAACGGTCACGTTTGGTCAAGCCGGCTGTCTTGCTGGGTGAAACCGATCTTTCGCAAGCCCGGCCGCCGGCCATCGCCTGATCACATCCTCTGCACCGAACCCCTGTGCTGGGTCTTTGCACCGATCAAGCCATGACCGCCACTCTGTTTGATCTGACCGGCGATGCGCTGCGGCTGCAAGCCCGCATCAATGCCGCTGCTGAAGGCCTGTTCAGCGATGACCCTGCTGATGTGGCCAATGCCACCGGACAGCTGGAAGCACTGATCAGCGCTGAAGCGGACAACCGCCGCGCTGTAGAAGCCAAGGCCGACGCTTGGTGCTGGGTGATTGATCACCTCCGTGCTCAGGCCGTAGCCAGAGCTGAGCACAGCCGACGCTTGGCAGACCTGGCCAAGGCCGCTGAGCATCAAGCCGAGGTGCTGCAGGAGCAGCTGATCAGCGCGTTGCAGCGTGTGGCGCCGGATGAAACCACCTGGAAGCTGCCTGATCACAAGATCACCAGCCGGAAGGTGACCAGCGTGGAACTCGATCCTGATCTTGAGCCTGTGGACCTGCCTGAGCAGTACCAGCGGGTGAAGACCACGTACTCAGCCGATAAGACGGCGCTGAAAGCTGCCCTGGCCCTTGGTGCGCAGATTGAAGGGGTGCAGCTGGTGGAACGCCGCAGCTGGAAAATCGCCTGATCTCATGCCATGCAGATTCACATCCACACCCCTGCGATGGAATGCGAGGCGGCATTGTCGGATCGCGTGCTGCAGGCGGCCAGGGCTGCAGTGCCAGCTGATGCCGCCCGGTACTTCCCTGATAGCAGCGGGCTGAGCAGCGCCGGCCCACGCAATGAGCCGTTGCTGCCGCTGCTGATCGCCTTGCTCGATGCCACCAAGACCGTGGCATCTGCTGTGGCGGATAACGCCTGGGACGACTGCCGGCCCATTGACCGGCAGCTCACCACCGACCTGGCACGTCAGGCGCAAGCCATTGCAGCAGACATCACCAACGCCAGCGACTGCCCTGATGCAGCCGGCTGGAGCCTCCCATCCATGAGCGGAAAGGAACTCGTATGACCACCACCACCAGGCAATCCAATGCAGCGCTTTACGACTCTGTGGCTGCTCAGTATTTGTACCGTGCGCAACGGCGGCGTGCTCGTACTGCTGCCAAGGCCGATGCCCGTCGCAGAAGCTTGATCAATCTTGCCCTCACCGCATTGATGGTGGCGGGATTTGTTAGCTATGCAGCTGCGCTGCATGGGGAAGAGCAACTGCTGGAGATGGAGCGGAATGGCTACGCCAAAAATTGATGGCACAAGGATGATGACACTGCGCGAAGCAGTGTTGTCTCGTCTCAGAGACTACGACGATGAGGTTCGATCGGGTCGCCATGTACCCCCACACGTACGAAGCGCAAGAGTCCCTGGAACATCAGGCGCTGCTGCTCTGGAGTCCCACCAGCAAAAAAGTGTGGATCCTTGAGTTTCTCAAGTGATTCCTGGTCAATGGTTTCTTTGTTTTCATGCTGGAGAGCATTGATCCGTTGCCGCTGTTCTGCCACGGCTGCTGACATGGCGCGGTTGTCTGGATTTCTTGCGGCCATCCGCTCCATCAGCTCCAGTTCATCAGCCATCGCGGCAATTGCTGGATCTTGTCCCTGTGGCTGAGAAACGACAACTGACAGCCGATGAGCCTCATCGATACACGCCTCAATTACAACCGGCAAAATCCGCTCTTCACGGGCGCCACCGCGAGCATTGCAGAGCCGATGCCGGCAGCGCCACCATGCAACACCAGCTGACGTGTTGCGTCGCATCAGATGGTCACAGGTGGCGCACCGCAGCAGTCCCGTCAAAGCGTGTCGGGTCTCAGTGCTGACGGTTCCACCCCTGAATCGGTTTCGTGGGCGCTGCAGCAATGCCGCCAGCTCACGCCAATCGGTCTCGCTGATTAGCGCTGGATGCTGGTCGTAGTGCAGCTCGCCCCATACCTGATTCCAGCCTTTGCCGGTGTTGCGGTCGCGGTGGTGGCCAATGTGGCCACGGATTACTGGATTGCAGAACCAGTTCTGTAGGTTGCAGGCTGATGGCGTCCATTCACACCACTGCGTCATCCATCTGGCCACACCAGAGAAGCTGCCCTGGATGCGCAGCTCCTCAATGACTCGCAACGCCTGGGGCCAGTGATCAGGGTGTGGCTGCAACCTGTGGTCGGGACCGCCCTGGTAGCCAAACGGTTTCCGGCGCCTGAGGTGACGACCCTCGGCGCGGTAAACGCTGAACTGACGCCTGAGCCGTAGCGAGAGCATCCGGCTTTCCATCTCCGCCAGGCCGGTCTGCAGCCGTGCCATCAGGAACCCCTGTGGCGTTGCGGTCTCGATGGTGCCGCCGTCCAGGGCGCGGACGCTGACGCTGTGCGCCTCGCACTGGGCCAGCAGGGCATCGGTGTATGCCGCGTCGCGCCCCAGCCGATCCACCCTGGTCACAAGCAGCTCTGTGACCTGACCGGCTCGGACCATTGCCATCAGCTCCAACAGCCCATCGCGGTCGGTGCTGCGGCCGGTTTCGATGTCGGTGATGACGTGGCTGCAGCCGGCGGCCTGAAGGCGCGAGACCTGTGCTGGCAGGCTGCCGGCTTGGTCGTCGGTGCTGACCCGTGCATAGCCGACAGCAGGCATAGGATCGGCCCAGAAAGCCCATGGAATCTAGCCTGCGCTATGAGCACCTACTCCTTCGATAGGGGTGTCAAAGCGCACAGGCCAGAAGGCAGGCTGCTACTGACTATTGCTGAGGCTGCCCAGGCATTTGGCGTGAGTGAGCGGCACATCAAAACTCTGATTGAGGAGGCGACGAAGTGCCGGAAGTCTCGCTGGCGATTTGGCCGTGAGCTGATCGACCTGGCGCCGTTGGCCAGTCAGCGCCGGATGGTGCGCATCAACGCTGGAGCTGTGGTGCCGAACTTAACCTGAAACGGTTGCCACTGCTTAGATGGCGCATGACAGGTTGAAACTGGTGCGCCACAGTCCTGAGCTGCTGGAGATTCGCATCCCATACGGACGCTATGACCAGCATGAGTTCCTGCTTTGCTCAGACATCCACCTTGACAACCCAAAGTGCGATCGTGAGCTGCTCCGTAAGCACCTAAAGCAAGCGCAGGGCCGCAACGGTCATGCCCTCTTCTTCGGTGATGTGCTCTGCCTCATGCAGGGCAAACGGGACCGCCGCGCCAGCAAGGGCAGCATCAGGCCTGAGCACCTTGGCAGCAACTACTTCGACTTGGTGTTTTCCGAGGCAGCTGACTTCCTCGCGCCATTTGCCTCGAACATCCTGATGATGTCGGACGGCAACCACGAAACCGCCGTCCTCAACAATAACGAGGTTGACCCCCTGGGCAATGTCGTGCGGCTGATGCGCGACCGCCACGGCTCACCGGTTGAGCACATGCGTTACCAAGGCTTCATCTGGTTTACGTTCTACCGTTCCGGCTCAAGCGGCAAACCCGAGCGCACACGTCGCATTACCCTGTTCTTCCACCACGGCGCATGGGGCGGGATCATTACCAAGGGCACCATGGCTGGTGGTAGGTATGCGAACATTGCTCCAGATGCCTCGGTATTTGTTAATGGGCACAACCATGAGCGCTCTATTGTGTCTCATCCCTGTTACCGCCTGACCAGTGCAGGCAAGCAGCGCATTGAGCAGCGCTGGCACCTGCAGACAGGGACCTACAAGGAAGAGTTTGGTGATGGTGGCGGCTGGGCTGTGGAGCGTATCGTCATGCCTAAGTCACTTGGTGGTGTCTGGTTACGGCTCAAGCCATCAAAGGAGAGCGGTGTAGAGATCAGCTGCGAACCTGCCTGCTGAAGGTATGCATCGGCGGGCTGCTGGCAGGCTGTGCAGACGTACCAATGCGTGCTCCGCTCACCCGCAACCACCACCGGCGCATGGCAGCAGCGGGAGAGGGGCGCGGTCATGGCTCGGCCTGCTCCAGCTCAGCGGCGATGTTGCGCAGCTCCTGGCGGGTGTGCGGCGTGGGTGTCCAGTGGCAGGCGGGGCCAGTGCCGTCCCAGGCTGGGCGCTGGTAGTCGGCCAGGGTGCGGAGCGCTGCGGCAAGGCACACCTCCTGCCAGTTGCCCTCCAACGGGCCGAGCAGTTCATGGCGTTCGTTGAAGGCCTTGGTGATGGCGGCAGCGGCGGGGGAGAGGGGTTTGGTCATGGCTACGGCACCGGCAGCGCGTGGTGGGGGAGCCAGAACGGGAACTTGGTCATGCCTCGCGCATCACAGAGCTTCCATCCGCCAAGCAATGGGCTGAACCACCAACACCTGCCCCTCGTATCACAATCCTCCGTCCCCGGCAGCCGCTCAGCGACGGGCACCGGCTCGACGGCAGGGCGGCCCCAGCGGGCGAGGACGGCGCGGAACATCTCCCACAACGCTTCAGCACTTTCCAAGTTGTCATAGCTCTCATCCAAGTGAAAGCCGAACTCCTCACACAGCTCTGATACGTCATCCAGCGTCGGCCCCTGCGGCTCGGGCTGGAACAGGGCCTTGCGAGCCTTCCTCAAGGCGGCTTGAAGCGGCACCTTGTACTCGCTGCAGACGTACTCAAAGGCCAGCAGCTCAGCGCACAGTGCTCGGAAGTCAGTCATCGGTTTTCAGGGGTAGAGGTTTCTAGCTCGGCGGCGATGGCGAGAATTTCATCGCGGATTTTGCGACGATGCGGCATCGCTTCTGGTGCGACTACATTTGCAGCGGCCTGGAGGGCGACGGCAGCCATCCTGGCCGCATATTGTTCATCGGTGCAGGTGTACAAAAGGTCTTCATCAGAAAGAGGCAAAACGGCGTTAAGCACAAACTTTGCGGCGGGGGATAACTTAGCGGCGAGAAAAGCGCTAGCTTGAGCCTTAAGAGCTTGCTGGTAGTTGTGGTCTGTTGCGTGTTCCAGCTCATCGGTCAGCCGCTGGATCAGCTCGCGAGCGGTGGGGGCAGTCATGAGTTTTCAGGGATAGAGATTTGTAGCTCGGCTAAAGGCCAAGAATTGTTCACCCTTGGCAGTAATTTCAAAGTCGCCACGGCAGCCGCAGCCACACCCATCAACAAGGCCACGGCGGATGAGCTGGCGCATCTTTGCCAAGACCAATTTGTCTGGCGTACCAGGGGGCATACAGCGATGAACGTCGCGTTCGTCTTCAAAGAACCAGTTGCACCATTTGCCTTTGTGGCGCTGCAAGAATTTAAGGATCGGATGGTCCGGAATGTCTTTGCATTGCTTGGGCACCGCCTGCGCGGCGGGGGAGAGGTCAGTCATGGGCTTCAAGCTCGGCGGCGATGGCGCAGAGGTAATCAACACACTCCATGCCATCCCAGTGGTGGTGCACCTGATCCGCAACAGCTCGCAGAGCGGCGGCGACGTTTTCGCGTAAATCATCCATTTGTAGTCCAGTGTTTTTGCAGTCACCAAGAAAGGCATCCAGCATCGCCTGCGCGGCGGGGGATAACGGAGAGGCGATGGCGTGTTCACTCATAAGCAACAGGCGCTCGTGCTCTTCGTTGGTAAGTGTTTCCATGATTTGATCAGTCACGGTCGGCCTCCTGCTGCGGCACCGGCAGCGCGTGGTGGGAGAGCCAGTGGGTCCAGCCACCCCCGCCAAGAACCCGTCCCAGATTTTTTGCATCGACTCCCAACATGCCGATCTGGGCCCACTCCCAGCCACCGTCAACTTCTTTTCCAGCCCAGCACCAAGGATTTGCATCTGGTTCGTCAGGCCACGGTGCGCAATCCTCCGGCCCCGGCAGGCGCTCAGCGACGGGCACCGGCTCGATGGCGGTGCGGCCCCAGCGGGCGAGGGCAGCGCGGGCGAAGATGCAAAGCTCGTCGCTCCTGACCGGCGCTCTTTCTCCGTCAAGCTCGGACGGGCGGCTGATGTCCACATAGTCGATGCCGTAGTAGCTCGCCCAGACCAACAGCTCCTCATCCGTCGGCCCCTGCGGCTCGGGCTGGGACAGGGCGGCGCGGGCGCGGTCTACAACCGCATGTGCATCGGCGCAGTCGGCCTCATCGCCGTAAGCAATCCAGTCTTCAAGTTCGTCAACCAGCTCAGCGCACAGCGCTCGGAAGTCAGTCATCGGTTTTCAGGGGTAGAGATTTCTAGCTCGGCGGCAATGGCGAGGAGATCGCGGCGCGTATTGCACCGTTGGCGGTAATAGGCGTAGCAAGGCTCTTCTGTCCCCAACCACGTCTCTTCTGGCACCACCTGATCCGCAGCAGCTCGCAGGGCGGCGGCAAGCCCCAAGCGTGGTGGTCCGTGGTCTTCAACAATGCCGCAGAAACGGTCCCAAACCGTTAGCGCGGCGGGGGAGAGTTCAGTCATTGGGCAGGGCCTCCAGGGCTCGGCGGATGGTGTCGGCTCTTTTGACCAGCAACCGTGTCTCAGGCATCGTCAGATGTCCACAATTTGCCTCAATGCGTGCCAGATCTTCCAATGCCTGCTCCTTCAAGCTCTGCGGCTTGGGGCGGCGAGCGGCGCGGAGGTCGCCGGAGAGGCTGGCAGCGATGTCCCAGCCCATGCCTGAGTTGCGAGCATTGGCAATCCAGTCGATGCACGCTTCCAGCTCCTTGTCCGCTCCCCAAGCGGCGGCGCTAGCAGCTATGGACTCAATAAGAGTGCAGTAGTCCTGATGGCGGCCTTCCATGTTCCACTGCTGCACCAGCTCCGGCGATGGGGTGATGTCAGTCATTGGGCAGGGCCTCCAGGGCGCGGCGGATGGTGTCGGTGATCTCGGGTAAGTAGTGCGCGTCGCGCTCAATCGTCCCCAGCATTTGCAGCGCAGTGCTGTTCAAGCTCGGCGGCTTGGGGCGGCGCCAGGCGCGAAGTTGAGCGACTACAGGTGAATGACCGATGGCGTGATAGCTATCAAGCCACGCACAGCACGCATCCAGCTCCTGGTCTGCGCCCCAGTGGGCGGCGCGGTCGGCAATGTCCTGCTCGTACTCTTGCCAGCGCGGGTCGTCTGGCCGATCAAGCTCGCTGATCCATTGCTCCACCAGCTCCGGCGGTGGGGTGATGTTGCTCATTGATCCAGCTCCTTAACAAGTTTCTTCAGGGCCTTGAACATGCCCCAGGTCAGAGAGAAACGCTGCTCGCCGTTGCTGTTGAGGTTCACATCGAAGCCTTCGCCGTTGTGCCATAGCGACACTTCAATGAAATCATCGGGCTTGGCGAGGTGGTCAAACTCGCGCAGCGGCGCAAAGGCTGCATCGAGCTTGTAGGTGGTGATGTCAGCCACGCTCAGCCTCCTGCTCAAGCCAGTTGGCCGCAGCACGGCCAGCGAGGTACCGACACCCTGTTCCCGCAGCCACGCCGCCACCTCACGGATCGCGGCGCGGGCTTCGCTCCAACGTGCGGTCTCGCCATCACGCCCAATAGCCATAACCACCCGCTCTACCAGCGAGCTGGCGGGGGCTGGCGTCAGCTCTGCACTGGCTTCACGCAGCTCGGTCATCGTGGCGTTGCGCTCCAGCTTCATGATCCGCTTCAGGTGGTCATCGCTCCAGCGCTTCACCTTGTCCACGTCCTGGCCCCACTCCAGCGTGGCCAGGCGTTGCGTCTCGTACTTGGCCTCCAGCGCTTCGACCCTGGCGCGGAGTGCAGCCCACTGCTCAGTCGTTGCTTTGTAGTCAGTCATCGGAGATTGGAATTACGTTGTTCAGCAGTCAGTGATGGGTGGCTATGCCAGGTCTCAGGCGGATCGGCGCAGTCCGCGTGCTGCTCTGTCCACTCCTCAGCCAGCCGTGCCGCCTCATGTAGCGGGATCGGCAGCACCAGCACCTGCTCAGCACCGCACAGCTCGCAGCGGAACAGCGGCGGCTGGCTAGTGAGGTCGATCCCGCAGTGGTCGGTCATGGCTGGGCCTCTGCAAAGGTCGCTACTTGCTCATTCGTGAGATTGTTCATGGCATGAATCGCATAGAACTTCCAGTAGGTGCATGTTCAGATGTTCCGTAAAACGTTGGCAGTAGCGCTTGTGGTGAACCTGGAGATTTTCGATTGCTCCACAGGATTGACACTTGCAGCCGGCTTGCACAATGGCATCAGTCCTAACTCTCTGCCAGTAATCAGATTGCAGAAAGGCAACGTAGGATTCTTGGCTGTGACCGTATGACTCTGCTGTAGACCTAAGGATGTCGTGAATGTCGTCATCTGGGTCATCCAAAAACTCAAGGGTTTCTCGGAACTCAAACTCCAGGCCAGCCCAATCCCCTTCGCTCCAGTTGCCACGAATTGAATGCGGTCTGGGTACTGCCATTACGCCGCCCTCCTCGGCGCCGCCGACCGCTTGAGCCGGTCGACGCAAGCTGTCAGGTCGTCGCCGGTGATGCTTTCAACCAGCAGCGCATCCAGTCGGGTCAACGTTTCCATCCACTGCTCGGGCGTGGCTTTGTGGTTGCTCATCGCTCCACCCCGTTTAGGCGATCGGCGACGAGCTGCGCATAGCCGGCGATGTCGTGCCAGCTGTCCGCATAGTCGGGGTCGCCGTTGATGATCCGGCCGATCTTGTGAGCGATCATGTGCAGCGCTTCGAGCTGATCAGGCTGGAGGCAGCGACCGCGACTCGACAGCGCTCGGCCGATCACGGTCTTCAGCTCGATCGTGATTTCAGCATGGCCGGTGAACTTGCCGTAGCGGCTGCCGCGCTCTTCCAGCGTGGCGGTGATGTCGGTGGTCATTTGGTGGTGGTGCGGGTGGACGTGCGCCGGAGCTTCTCCGGCAAAGTGAGCCCCTTGATACGTGCGACGCGAGCATTCAGCGCCGCCCAGTCATCAAGGGACTTGAAGCGGAAGTGGCCGGTGCCCTTCTTGTAGACCTTGAACTCGAAGAAGCCCCAGTCATTCCACTCGCCGGGCCAGATCTCGTTGATACCGCAGGCTGGATCCTTTACCGCGTCATAGTCGCGGCCAGTCATGTAGCAGAGCGCCTTGATCAGATCGCGCACGTCTCCCAAGCGGCCGTTGTAGGCCTTCAGGTCGACACCGCGGCCATCCCAGCGCACCTCCGCCAGGTAGGGAATGATGAACTTCTGGCCAAACAGGTAGGCCTCGTTCGTCGCCCAGCCCTCGACGTTCCAGCGGTTCTCCTTCGTGTGCTTTGTGAGGTTGTTGAACACCTCCTCCACCGCACGGTCGATCCGCTGGTCGGTGGTGCCGGCGATTATCTGCAGCATCCGGTAGATGTTCCGCTCAGTGAACGGCACCCTGGTCTGCTGCTCCACGAAGCGGTTGATGTCGGCAGCCAGCTGACTGGTGGCCATCGCCTGGGGGAGCATCTCGTCGAGCACCGACTTCCAGAAGGCTTTCTGGATCTCCTTGCGGAACCGTTTGCGGGTGGCCGGGCAGCCTTCCATCGTGACCTGCAGGGCCAGCTCGCTCTTGCAGATTCCGCCCACGGCGGTCTGCAGCCGCACGGCCGCGGCCAGCTGCTCGTCGAAGATCCGGCAGGCCTCGACGTAGCGGTTCACTAGATCGCGCGAGCGGCGGTAGGGGATGATGCCCTCGCCCTGGGCCTCGATGTCATCAGGCCCTAGGAAGAAGCCGTCCCACTCATCCGCGCCAGCGCGGCTGCCGGGCTTCGTGAGCCGCAGCAGCCCAACCCCGACTCGAGTGGTGCGCTCCGCCTCGCCGAACACCGGCCCCAGGCTCTCCTTGTCGCCGTACTGCTCGATCAGCGTGCAGATCTCCTGCTGGGCCCTGGTGGAGCGGTAGCCCTCGATCGTGCTCCAGTTGCAGAGGCTCACGATCTCGCAGCCGGGCGGGGCCACCTCCCAAGCATGAAGGATGTGCGCCTCGTCGCGGCTGAACGGAGGGTTCATCACGATCAGGTCCGCATGGCTGATCTGGTCGGGGGTGACCGTCAGCCAGTCGTTGCTGATCAGGCGGCTGCTGGGGATGGCCGCGAGGATCGCCCTGAGCTTCGGCTCGGGCTCCACCGTCAGCACCTCCTCAGCGCCGCGGGCCAGGGCCTCGGTGACGAGGTTGCCGCTGCCGGCGCTGGGCTCCACCACCACTCGACCGCGCAGGTCGAGCTGGTCGAGCATCGTGGCCGCCACCTCCGGCGGCGTGGGGTAGAAGTCGGGGTTGAACATCAGCTGGCCCCCTGCAAGTGGGCCTCGACCAAGGCGAGCAGGGTGTGAGGCACTTGCGGATGCCTGGGCACCCAACGGGATGGATCCCAGCCGGCTCCGTCCCATCGAGCGATCTGATCGAGCAGCTTTCGCGCCTGGCTCTGCTTGGTGAAGCGCACCAGATCGGGACGGGCGGCCATCGTGGGGTCTTGCTCGACCCGCCAGCGCGGGCCAAGCTTCCAGTCGTGATCGTCCTGGTGGATGAGTGTCATCCCTCCACCTCCAGCACCTGCCGCCGTAGTGCAGTAAGCACCAGTGCATTGGTGCCGGCACGCTGCAACTGATCCAGCTGAGTGTCGATCAGCGCCAAGATCCGATCACGCTCGGTGGTGAGCGCCTGCTGCCACGCGGCACGCACCGCTGCGTCCTGCGTCAGCTGTTCAGCAGCGCGAGCAAGCGCACACTGCTCAGCCTCAATGGCGGCACGCTCGCTGGTGATCTCAGCCAGCAGCGCATCAAGCTGCAGGCGGGTTCGCGTCAAGGTCTCCATCAAAAGGGTGCCTCCTCGTCATCGCCTTCCCAGTTGCTGTTCCAGTCCTGCGCTGGCTTGGCTGCAGCGGCCTGCGGTGCTGGCTTGGCTGGTGCAGCAGGAGCATTGCCGCCTACCGGCTGCCAGCTGTCCACCATCACCACCAACCCCGTTCGGGTTTCGCCGGTAGTGCGGTCTTCCCAGCTCTCACTCTTCACCCGGCCGCTCACATCGCACAGGTCGCCCTTGCGGTGTGCATCAGCAAATGACGTGGCAAGGTCGTTCCACAGCTCCAACTTGAAGCCGTCCGGCTCTTGCCCGTCGTCGCGTTTGGCGCCGGGGCGGTTGATCAGGATGCGGACATTGCAAACGCTCTTGCCCGACTCGAAGTAGCGCATCTCAGGGTCACGGGCCAGGCGGCCAATGAAGCGGTGCTGGCTGGCACGAAGCACAGCGGCGATCAGTTCGTTCATCTAGGCGGTGTGGATGTGAATGTGCATTGCCCAGGGCCGCTAAGCAGCCCAGGCAGCAGGCAGGTCATCAGCGTCGTCGTCGGCCTCGTCGGCGTTGCAGCGGGCAACGGTTTCAGCGCTCACGCCGTGCTTCACCAGCTTCTGCAAGGTGGCAACCGGTAACTGATCCAGCGTTTCCGCCTTCCCCTTGCTGATCTCGGCCACCAGGGCGATCAACCCGTCATCTGACAGGCCGGCATCACCACAAGCGGCATACGCCTGGGCCAGTAGCTCAGCATCGGGCCCTGTCTCGGCTGGTGGTGCCGGCTGCACCTCGGCAACCTGCACCGCCTCGATCGGTTGCCCATCGCCGCCTAGCTCCTCAGGCGTGTAGGCGGCAGCGCCGTTCAGCGCATCCGGGCAGTGCGTACGCATCCCGGCCGTCAGCGCACGGCTGAACAGCATCGACTCTGGGTACTTCTTCCAGATCGACTTGTCCGCCAAGCCGGCACGCTTGGCCATCTCCATCGTGAACTCGCTCACGCCTAGCGGCTTGCCGTTGGCGGTGAACTGGATCTTGCACGCGGTGGCCGTTTGCTCCAGTACCCGGTAGTCGTACACCGGGTGACGGCGCACGGCTTGGGCCAAGAGGTTGGAGCTGAACGCTGGCTTACCTTCGATGATGTGAATGCCGGTGGCGCTGGCGAACGGGCTGAACCCCGCTTCCATGCCAGCCATCAGGCGGATGGCGCATTCAGCGATCTGCGTGTCCTGGTTGCCGTTGCGGCCAAACAGACCAGATGCTGCAAACACCCGCGCCAGGCGGGCCAGGTCATCAACGGAATGGACTTGCAAGCTCAGCCCAGGGCTGGCGGTGGTCGCCAGCGCAGAGCTGGCGGGAGTTGAAGCCATCAGTAGCGGTTTGCGGTGGCTTGTGCCATCCTAGCAATGCGGATGCAAACCTGCACCGCTTTCCCCGCTATGCCGATCCTGCATAACGCCAGGCGGCTAGTACCGGCGTACTGCCGCAGCAAGTTATGACCGTTGGTTTGCTGATCTCTTCATGATCCAGATTCACTGCGCCAGCCACCACGAAGCCGATGCAGCATGGCGACTGCTCGCAGCAGTGCCGCATTGCAGCTTTACGCCTGTCGAGCTGCACCTAGACGGCTTCGGCCTCCTCTACCAAGTCGTCAGGCTTGACGATGGCTCTCAGGCAGCAGTTCGGCCCGCAACTCTGCTGGCCCATAGCTCCCAGGCTTAAGCCCTCGCAGCACGCGCAGCAGCTCGGCCACGGCGTGCAGCTCTGATTCCAGTTCCTCTCGGCTCAGCTGCTCGTCGTCAAACATGACCGCCAGCAGCCGCCGGTGGCGGGCTGCATCAGTAGTGGGATACGCCTTCCTTACCTCAGCCTTTGCCTCGCGTGGGCTCCAGCCACGCTGAACAGCAACATCATTCAGCAGCTCGGCCAGCCTGTCTGATGCCTTCCTCGCATCGCTAGGGGTCATCAGCGCCGTGGCCAGGTACGGCAGCTGCAGATGACCGGCAAACACCGACGCCAACTCCGAAAACCGCAGCGGCTGATCAGGGTGCTCTGGCACCGGCAGCCACTCAGCAGCATCCAGCCATTCAGCCTTGATGCCCCAGCTGCTCTGCGGCCCCAGCTTCTCGCGGGCTGCATCAGGCCCCTGCACCTTCCACAGCCAGATGGCCTCGTTTGCGGCTGCCAATGCGTCGGTGTTCTTCCAGCTGGCGCCTTTCACGTAATGGCGGTTCTTCGCACGTGAAACCCAAGACGGATCAAGCGCACCCGGCTCACCCTGCCCCCACCCTGCGATGGTGGCGAGCTGCTCATGGCTCAAGCCGGAGCGTGCCAGCCAGTGGTTCAGCAGCGCTGGCACCTGCGCAATGCCACGTTCACGCCGCTCGGTAGCAGGGCGCATGGAAGGGCTGTGATCGCGCGTTTGCATCGCCTGGCTGAAGGTTGCGTAATCACACCGTACCGGAACCGTATTCACATTGGCCAGTAAGGATGCGGTTTGCGTCATCAACGCTGCGGGCGATTCCCGCCCTTCCCCCAGCGCTGCCGATGTGCTCAAGAAATGCCAGCTGCTGTGGCGTCGGCCGCCCACGCTCGGCCTTTACCTCCACGGCGCAGAACACCGCCACAGTCTGGCCGACCATCTCGGGCGTGATGGTCACGGTGCGGTAGCCAATCAGATCGGCGCTGCCAGGGCACAGCCCGAACGTCACCAGCTGCCCACGCTCATCCCGCAACCGACCGGTGTTGTTGCGCCACAGCCGCGTGTCACCCGTGCTGCAGGCCAGCCTGATCTGCTGCTGGATCGCCTGCTCCGATGTCGCCATGATGGGAATGTGCATCCCCATCGGTTTAGTGACGATTGATCCCCGCTTCCGCGTTGCCCTGCTGGCGCAAACGCCCAACCCACAGCAGGCGATCTGGCGGGCGATGCACCAGGACTACAGCGAGGGGTTTGTGGCCGATGAGCACTGCCCGTCAGAGCCGCAGGCTGGCACCATCGCGGTGAAGCGCTTGCTGTCTGGCGAGCGTGGGCATTACGGCCCGCTTGAGCATCCGCAGATCACCTTCAACGTCGGTTGGTTCCCGCACAGCGTGATGCAGCAGGCCCGCACTCACAGGGTGGGCGTCAGCTTTGATGTGCAATCGCTCCGCTATACCTCCCAGCGCATCATTGACGTTGCCACCCGCGACCGTGACATCGAGGAGGTGTTCTACCTCAGGCCGGTGGGCACGTACACCGACCGCCAGGGGGCGAAGTACGAATACAGCAAGTTGATGCGTCTGATGGACATGTCCAGGTGCTACGACGCTGCAGCGCACTATGCCCACCAGTTGAAGCAGGGCATGAGCGAGGAGCACGCTCGCGGGATGCTGCCCTTCGACTACCGCCAGCACTTCGTGGTGTCGTTCAGCCTGCGGGCGCTGCTGCACTTCCTGGACCTGCGCAGCAAGGCAGACGCGCAGCTGGAGATCCGGCAGCTGTGCCTGCTGATGTGGCCATACCTGCAGGGCTGGGCACCGGAGATCGCAGGCTGGTATGAGAAGACGCGGCTGGGGAAGGCTCGGCTGGCGCCGTAGGCCACTCATTCAGCATCCAATCGGTATGGCGGCCTGAGCTGCCCGTGCTCATCCGTGAATCCTCCCTCGTACAAGAACTGCCGCGCGGCAGCACGGTCGCCGGCCAGGGCACGGTCGAGCAGCGTTGGTGCGGTGAGCTCTTCCGCAAGTTGCACCAGCGTTGATGCAGGAATTGCATACCAGCTCTCTGGATCGCCATAGGCGCCTTCCAAATGCTTCAGCACCCTGGCGATGCCATGCCGCACGCTGCCGCCTTCCTCGAACTCATCAATCAACCGCTGAGCGCGGCTGGTCAGGTGGTTGCTCATCACGCCACCACCGCCCAGTGACCCTTTGCCTGGCGGGCAGCCAGCACGTGCCGGGCCCAGCCTCGGGGGTTCTTCATGCCCCTGCGGCGGCCGACATCCACCAGCTGCTCCAGCGTGGTGGCCTGCGCTTGCTCGCGTTTGGCTTCGCGCCTCAGCTGCTCATGGTCAACCTCCACCAGCTCACCATCCACCGTCTGCAGCTCCCGCCGCTCGGGTACAAACTCATGGCCGCACTCGGGGCATTGCGGGCAGCCTGACGGCATCGCGGCAAAGCACTTTGGGCACACCTTGACGCTTGCGGCCTTCTTGCGCTTCACCCGGCCATCCAACGACCACTCATGCACCTTCAGCGGGTGGCCCAACCTTGTGCAGTTCGACACGTGATCGAGGATCAGCAAATCATGCTTTCCTTGGGCAATCCGCAGCCCACGGCCATTGCCCTGCAGCCATGCCGTCAGGCTCTGCGTTGGCCGCAGCCAGATCACCGCGTCGATCTCAGGTACATCCACGCCAGCAATCCACAGCTGTGCGCAGGCCACTAGATCAAGACGGCCCGCACGCAACCCAGCCACCGCCTCACGGCGTTCGGCGTCATCACTGCCGCCATGCACCGCCACCGCTCGATACCCAGCAGCGCACCACTTATCCGCCACCGCCTGGGCATGGCTCACGGTCGTGCAGAACGCCACGCCACGCCGGCCATGGCACAGCTTCTTCCAGTGGCTCAGCGCATCACCAACCACTGCCGGTTTTGACATCACTGCACCGGCCTGGCCCTGGTCGTAATCGCCACCACGTACCCGCAGCCCGCTCAGATCAACCCCTGGTGGTGCATACACCCGAACCGGTGCCAGCAAGGCCTCCTCAATCAGCTCTGCCGTGTGGCACGTCGGCACCAGCAGATCAAACACCTCACCCAGCCCACGGCCATCAAGTCGCTGGGGCGTGCCGGTGAGGCCCAGCAGCAGCGGGTTGCCGGCCGCAGCGATCACTTGCCGGTAGGAGTTGGCCACTGCCAGATGGCACTCATCCACAATGATCAGATCAGGCCGTGGCAGTTGTGAGCGCCGCACGGCCGTCTGCACCGCAACCACCTGCACCAACTGGCTGTAATCCGACGACCGTCCGGCACGGATGCTGCCGTGGCCAATGCCAGCAGCAGTCAGCCGCGCAGCCGTGTCATCGAGGATCTCGCGCAGGTGGGCTAGGAACCAGACACTGCGGCCTCGGGCGATGGTGAGGCGGACGATCTCCGTCGCCGTGGCGGTCTTGCCGAAGCCAGTAGGCGCCACCAGGATCGGCGCACGGGCGCCAGTGCTATACGCCTGCCGCAGATCGTTCACCGCCTGCAGCTGGCGGGGGCGGAGGGTGAGGGTCATCGGTCACCCACCACATGCAGGCTCTCGGCAGCCCTGGTGATTCCGACGTAGGCCAGCTGGTTTTGCTGCGCAGTGGGCGCCGATCCCCAACCGTCAATGCTCCAATGCAGGAACACATGACGGAAAGTGCTGCCCTGCGACTTGTGGATCGTCAGGGCGCTCGCGGGCTGCAGCTTGCCGACACAATCCTTGCGCCAGAAATACAGATCCCACAGCTCCTTGCGGTCTTTGCCGCTGGCGGCTTTGGCTTGGTCGGCGATCTCTTTCAATGATTCCTTCCAGCGCTGTTCCTGCTCTTTGGCGATGACACGAAAAGTCTTTGCCATGTAGAAATCACCGGTGACCGTCAACTCCCAGGTGTCCCACGGCTCATCGGTCGGTAAATCACCGGCATCCGTGAAACGGTGTGAGCCTCGCTTGGCCTCCTCAATCAGCACGTCCATCGTGCTGTTGAGCAGCAGTCCCGTCCCTACGGGGTCCGGGATGGCATCCACTGTCACGCACGTCATGCCCTCCACGAACTGCGGCGCGTTCAACCCGTAGCGGCGCTGGTGGATGCGCAGGTTCATCTCGTCCACCGCCTTATTGGTGAAAGCCAGCGCCCGGCAGAAGTCGGGATCGCTCATCGCTTCCTCTGACGCCGCCATCTCCAGCAGGGCGGTGCCCCACTGCTCGCGGCTACGGTGGCCCACCACGCGCGAACCACCACCTTCGGCCGTCGCAAACCGGGCTCTGCCGACCGCCATCTGCCTGGTGGCAGTGGCCAAATTCAGGATCGCGCCATCGTGGCGCAGCACCTCAGTCAGCCGGTAGAGCGAGCTGCCCTCGGTGAACGCCCGGCAGGCCTGGTCTTCGCCCACCGGTAGCAGCTGGCGGTCATCACCGACAAACACGACGGGGCGATCTTCTAGCTCGCGCAGCAGCAGGTCGTAAAGATCGCTGTTAAGCATTGATGTCTCATCAACGATGACAACATCAATGCGGCGATTCTTGACCATCTCCTTTGCATCGTCGTCCCATTCGCTCTCTTTGTTGAGCATGTTCTTGCCGCCTGGATCCGGCCTAAAAGCCTCTTTGCCGGTATCGCGGTCGCGGACCTGCTTTAGCCCAAGCAATCGGGCCACAGTGACAGCCTCAAACCCATGGGCGCCGCAGCTGTCCAGTGCGCGTTCAACTTGAGAGCGAGCCTTGTGCGTGGGGGTGGCCACAACAACCCGCTTGCCAAGATCAGCCAGCCGCGACACCAGAGCCGCCGTGGTGACCGTCTTGCCAGTGCCGGCATACCCGCAGAGAACAGGGGTTGCACCAGGCTTTGTGATGTCCTCCATGATCCCTTCGATTGCAGCCTGTTGATCGGCGGTCAGCTGCAAGGTCTTCGGCCTGGCGGTTGCCGCAGGTGGATCGCTCTGCTCGGCCTCTAGGGATTGCGCTGTCAGCAGGTTGTAGAGCTGCGCAGGAATCTCATCAGCAAACACCTCGTCTAGCCAATCCCTAAGCGCCAAGATCTCGGCCGCGATGGCGTCGCGTGGCGTGCCAGAAGCATTTGCGCCGGCCTGCTCCATCGCCAGCCAGAGCGGCTTGCAATCTGTCGGTGATGTCGTCGTCATGGCTGCGGCGTCATGTCAATGGGGTGCCACCACCGCTGCCCCGCTTGCTGCCGCCCATGCAGGTACGACGACCGTGGCGCCAGCGGCAGACCGCGACGGGTCCAGTGATCAGGCCAGAGGCCAGCTGCAACCCACCGCCTGGGCCGGGCAGTGGTTGGCGTGACCTTGGAGCGGAGCTTTAGCGGCAGTGGCCCGCTCACCCTAGCAATGCGGATGCACATTGACACCCCTATGCTGGGCTTTCGCATCACATCGCGCCATGCCCACCTGGCCCACGCCCGAAGGCCGCAGAACCATCACCATCGAAGTGCCAAACGACCTGCTGGATCGCATCGACGCGCAGGCCCAGTACCTCGGCTGCAGCAGAGCTGCATACATCAGAGCTCTCATGGTTCGCGACCTGGAGCGCCAGGGCCCCGGTAAGCGCACCGCCAAGGCCTGACCTCATGCGCTCCGCCCTAGACCAAGCCTCCGGGCGTTGGCCGGAGCTCTTGATTGCGCTCGCCCATCTATCCCCAGAGCAGCTTACCGACAAACACCAACCCTGCCCCGCCTGTGGTGGTACAGACCGCTACCGCTGGGACCGTGACGATGGCCCCGGCGGCTGGTACTGCAATCAATGCGGCGGCAAAGACCACAACGGTGGTGCCGGCTCCGGCATGGACCTGCTCACACGCGTCACCGGCTGGGACTTCAAACAGGCCGTTGCACGCATTGAGCAGCACCTCGGCATCGACACCACCACACCCATCCCCGAGCCACCTACAGCTGGCGCTGAGCACGTCTGGCGATACACCGACACCTTCTACGTCTGCCGCTTCCCAGGCAAACGCATCCGCCCCCTCACCTACGACGGCTCCACCTGGCGGTGGAAGTCACCACCCAAACCACGCCCCCTCTACTGGGCACGCCGCAACGCCGGTACTCCAGTCCTGATCGCTGAAGGCGAGAAAGCCGCCGACGCTGCCGCCACACTCTTTCCCGATCACGCCGTCTGCACCTGGCCTGGTGGTACCAGCAACGTCCAACACGCCGACTGGAGCGCACTGCGTGGCCGCTCCATCACGATCTGGCCAGACGCTGATGACGTAGGCCGCAAGGCTGCTGCTCAGCTCGCACGCATCCTCCTAGGCCTTACCTGCACCGTGCAGGTGGTCAACCCGCCAGACAGTGCCCCACAAGGCTGGGACGCGGCTGATGCACTCGCCGAGGGCTGGACGGCAGGCACTGCAGCTAAGGCCGTTGCCAAACGCGCCAAGGCCGTAGAAGCACCCGCCGAACCGGAGCCAGAGCCAGCAGCAAAGCCCGGCCCTGCGCCAGCTGCAGCCACACCCGCAGTCAAGGCGCCCTTCGTCTGCCTGGGCTTTGACGGCGAAGATTTCTTCTACCTCCCACACTCCACCGGCCAGGTCACTCGCATCAGGCGCGGGCAGCACACAGGTACACCGCTCGTATCCATCGCGCCCATCAGCTACTGGGAATCGATCCATCCATCCAAGACCGGTGTCAACTGGCCAGCAGCTGCATCAGGCCTGTTCCAGAAGCAAGCCGCTATCGGTGTCTTCGACCCGGATCGCATCCGTGGTCGTGGTGCATGGCTCGACGATGGCCGCGTGGTCTTCCACCTCGGTGATCGCCTCATCGTTGATGGCAGCGCTCACAGCGTGCTGCAGCCACCTCCTAGCCGCTTCTTCTACGAGCACTCGCGCCACCTCGATGGCCCTGGTGATGCACCCCTGAGCGACGCTGATGCCATTCAGATCTCCAACATTGCCGAGCGCTTCCCATGGGAGGTGCCAGCCTCGGCGCATTTCCTCACCGGCTGGACCGTCTTGGCCCCTGTCTGCGGTGCCCTCAACTGGCGGCCGCACATCTGGGTGACAGGTGGTGCCGGCACCGGCAAGACGACCATCCTCAAGACCTTCATGCGCCCGCTCATGGGCGGCGTGCTTCAGACCGCCACCGGTGGCACCACAGAGCCCGGTCTGCGCGGCATCCTCAAGTCCGACGCCATACCAGTCGTCTTCGATGAGTTCGAGCAGAACGAAGCCAAGGACAAGGCCGTGGTGCAGAACGTGCTGCAGCTGGCACGCATCGCCTCATCAGAAGGCGGGAAGATCTACAAGGGCCTGCCCACCGGCGGCGCCAATGGCTACGAGATCCGCAGCATGTTCTGCGTCTCCTCCATCAACGTCTCCCTGATCAACAAGGCCGACATCGACCGCTTCTGCGTCCTGGGCCTGCGGAAGCAGCCGATGGGCAAAAACGAGTGGCTGGACTTCGAGCGGCAGATCCTTGCCGTCGCCACCGTTGACAACGGCCGCGCCCTGATCGCTCGCACCCTGTCGCAGCTGCCGACCATCGCACAGAACGCCCGCACCCTTGCCCAGGCCCTTGGCCGGCGTTTCGGCCAGCGCTTTGGTGATCAGCACGGCACCCTATTGGCCGGCGCTTGGAGCCTCGAAGCCGGCGGCGGTGGCGTGCTCAGCATCGAAGACGCAGACCAGTGGATCGCTTCGATGAACTGGGACCATCAGCAGCACGATGCCAGCGACGCTGATGAGCTCAAATGCCGCGACACGATCCTGCAGCAGATCGTGCGCTACGGCGGTGGCCTAGACGCCTCGCTGGGTGAGATGGTGCAGTCCGTCGCCACACAGCAGTCGCTGGGCTCCACCGTTTGGGATCAGCTGGTGCCGATCCTCGGCCGCTATGGGCTCAAGGTGTTCCGCGATGGCCAGAAGCTGCCCGATGGCGAGAAGGCAGCAGGTCACTTCCTGGCAATCGCCAACGGGAACGCGCAGCTCGACACGCTGCTGCGCAGCACGCCATGGGGCAATGGAGCCCACCGCTCGGCATTACGACGCATCAGCGGAGCGCTCACACCGGCCAAACCGACCCACTTCGCCGGCATCGGCGCGAAACGGTCCACTGTGATACCAATTCCGGCCGACGACCTGGCCGCGTAATGCGATTTGGGCCGAAAATTACCGGCCTTGTAATGAGCAGATCGCTTGCAGCGCAGTGGATCTGCTGCGCTCATTACGGTCATAACGCCATAACGCCTCCAAGACAGACATATACGAGACGCGTAGAGAGCTCATGACGTTCTGAGAGAGCTCTCTCTACTATCTATCTTATTCTTGTAATAGGTGTTATTTCGTTATAGGCCAGTCAGGGACAGGGATCTCGGCATTACGGTCCATTACGGTGGCGTAATGACTTGCCTGGCCGGATCTTGCTTCTAACCTCTTACCAGTTGCAAGATTTCAATGGCCATTGAGATTCTCAGCACTGGTGAGATCCCCCAAGAAGCGGCTGCTCTGATCGCCAAAACCAAGACGCGGCTGCCGGATCTGCCCTTTGACTCACTGGATGCCTGGCAGTCCATTCGCATCCCCTTTGCGGACCTTGCAGGGCATGACATCGCCACGGCGGCCAATGCCATCCGTGTTCGTGCCCATCGAGCCACAAGGCGCATTGGCTGGCACTTCCACGTCCATCAGGCCGAAGACGCCTTCTACGTGACCAAGGGCCACAAGGCCTGATGTCAGCCACCGCAATGGCTCTGACCCTGGTGGAGCAGCCCACGTCCACACCCTGCGACGCACATCTGCATCGGCACGGTGCGCTTTCACATCCGCATTGCTAGGGTTAAGCCACAGGGCCTCTAGGCTGGCCCTGCCGGGTCGGTCCTACCCGCAAGGATGGACGCGGTGACTGGGTTTTCTGGGCCTGGTCTGGAACCGCATCGGAGGCCTGGTAGGGAGAGGGCTGGCTTCGGCTGGCCCTTTCCTGCGTCTGGGATCTGGCAAAGGGTGTCGGTTGAGCCGACACCCTTGCGTTACGCCCATAGGAAGGGTCGGAGTTCAATTCCGACCCTTTGGCACCTTGACACGCTGCAGGCTGCTGTGCTTAAGCTGTGAAGGTCCGCAGCGATGCGGGCGCACCAGAAGCCTGAATACCCATGACCCGACGCGAGCGTCATCAGCTGCGCTGCCAGTGCTGCGGCCTGCTGTTCCCGTCCATGACCATCAACGCCAAGTGGTGCAGCAATGCCTGCAACCAACACGCCTTCCGCCAGCGGCGCAAGGCTGCTGCCCTTGTGGCACAGCCAGCCGTCATCAACGCCGACGATGAACTCCCGCCCGCCTGGAGGGAGCATCAGGATGTGGCCGCTCTCGCCCCCTTTGCGTACCAAGGCCGTCAGATTCGAGTGACCACCGACGAGCACGGCGTCACGTGGTTTGTGGCTGCTGACGTGTGCGCTGTATTGGACCTTCCGGATACACACAAGGCAGTGGGCCGCCTCGACGATGACGAGAAGGGCGTCAGCTCTACTCCAACCCCTGGTGGCCAGCAGTCCATGACCACCGTCAACGAGCCTGGCCTCTACTCCCTCATCCTCGGCAGCCGTAAGCCCGAGGCCAAGGCCTTCAAGCGCTGGGTCACCCATGAAGTCCTGCCCGCTATCCGACGCACCGGCAGCTACGGCGTCCCTGCTGCACCCACCCTCACCCCAGGTATCCACGTCGTCGCACGCAGCCAACGCCAAGCCAGCTGGCTATGGGCTGAAGCCGTTGAACGCCACGTAGGCGCAGCTCTCATGCTCGACATCGCCCACGGCCCTCGTACCCAAGCTCAACCCACCTTTCAGCTACACCTCCTGCCCACCACCTAACCCCGCCACACACGCCCCGCTCACCCAGCGGGGCGCCCATACCCTGACCACAGCGGCCACCGCGCCATGAAGCGCCTCACCACTCTCTCCTGGCTCCTCGACCGCCAGATCCCCTGGCTCCCCTGGTGGCAGGAGCTCATGCTCAACTGGGTCAGCAGCTGGAGCACCATTGGCAGCCTTCAGGTCGTCGCATCCAACCGTGAGGATGTCTTCACCTGGGATCTGCCCACTGACCTTGAACATCAACGCGCTGAACTAGAGCAGCTCCTGGAGCGCTAACCCATGGCCACCATCACCATCACGGTCAAAGAGTCAGGCCTCAACCCCATGGCTCAATGGGCTGCAGCGCTCACCGGCAAACTTGACAAAATCACAGCCATCGCCATGAGCAATGGCGTCAAGCAAGCCAAAGCACAACTCCAATCCTCCATCCTCCCCCAAATCCAAGGCGGCCCTACAGCCTGGACATCACGCGGTCTTCGCTACTGGAGCGCTGATCGCAATCGCCTCGTCGCAGCAGTTGGCTGGAACCACGGTGGTGGTTCGCCCGTTGAATCCAGCTTCACCCCCAAAGGCCTCGGCGTACCCTCTGGCCGCTACATGAGCCTGCTAGCCCGTGGTGGTGATCGCAGGCCCAAGAGCACCGAACTCGCCCTGCGCAGAGCTGGTGTCATCCGCCCCGATCAGTTCATCACCCCAGCATCCAGGGGCGTACGCCTCAACCGTTACGGCAACCTCCCAGGCCCCACCTACAAATCCATCCTCAGCCGTGTCGGCGCTGCATCCGCACCCGGATACAACGCCAACGCATCAGGCAGCAACCGATCACGCCGCCGCCGTGCTCAATCCGACTACTTCACCATGTACGGTGATCTCGGTGAAGGCGCACGGTTCATCGCTCGCCGCGTTGGCAAGCGCGGTTTCGTACCAGCTCTCTTCGTAGTCGATCAACCCAACTACGAACGCAAGTTCGACATCCATGGCATCGTCATGCGCGAATACCAGCGCGTCTTCCCTGCCGCATTCCAGAAAGCACTAGACAACGAGATCGCTCGCCGCTCTCGCTAACACCACTGCGGCATAACAGCATCGTGATGTCGTGGGTCCTCCCTGACGGGTGAGGCTGTGGGTGTATTCGAAC